GGGCAGAAAGGCAATGGGGGGGGGAGGGGCGCTTATGGTTGGGAGACACAGAGTGATTAAGAGAAACACAATGAGGGGAGGGAGGCTATGAGAGATCCTTTGATGATGTTAGGACCGCATCAATTTTATGTGGACTGGCTGAATTTCCAATCCTTTGAAGAAGAGTTTTCCGCCTCATGGGTTTGTATGGAGCGTTTTGGCAGGTCCCCCAGTTTGCAATTTACCGGCTATGGCAATGATGCAAAAACCATTCATGGCGTTTGGTTTCCAGAAGAATTTGGTGATCGGGTAGCCATTGATGCCATCACCACAACGATCAAAAGAGCAAAGCCGGTCCAGATGCTTCGTTGGATCAATGATACGACCTATAGTGTCCTTCTTCATGGACCCGTGGTGATCACCAGTATCACGAAAGACCACGACTATATCAGTTGCTCTGGTCAATCACAGCGTATTCGCTATTCCATTACGCTCTTGCCCTTTTTCAATGGGGGAAAACCGCAAGGTCAATATCAGGTGGGACAATACCAAGTGGGACAAACTCCATGAAGATACCAGAAAAGCATGTTGTTGTAGAGCTAGAGGATATGAGTCTTGATCTTATCTGCTTTCACCATGCCATGGCAGTGTTCAGAGACCGCATCCAAGTTGGGGCACTAAACGGTTATTTAGAAGCCACACTAGAAGCCAATCCAGAGATTGCCAAATATGGTGTGCTTTTACCGCGGGGCTTAACGGTTATTTTGCCTGAGTTTGTGTTGTCTAATCCCCAAAGCATGGTGAAGCGGTTATGGGATTAATGCGCACATACCCTTTTATTGTGGTCAAGGTGGGAGATAAACCTGTTCATGAGGTTTTTTACCAGCGCCTTTTAACCGCAACTATCACGGACCATGCCGGTAATGAAGCCGATACATTTGAAGCAGAGTTTGACGATAGTGGCAATGATTTAGAGGTTCCCTCAAGCAACAGTGCGCTACAGGTGATCTTTGGCTATGAGAACAGCATCAGTGCTTTTATGGGGCGTTTTGTTGTCGAGTCAGTGGTAAGTTGTGGTGGCAGTGATGGAGAGATCTTGCGGCTTTGTGGCAAAAGCGCTTCGATGCGTAAAGAGCTTAAAGAACAGGTGAGTGAGCATTTTGATCACAAAACTGTTGGTGAGATTGTTGAGACACTCGCCAAACGCCATGGCTATCAAGCAAAGGTCAGTCCTCAGTTCACCAAACAAACTTTGCCTTATGTGATTCGTACAGATCAATCGGCTGTTGATTTTTTAACCCGCCTTGCCGACCGCATGCGGGCACGTTTTTTAATCAAGGACAATAAGTTTTTATTTTTAAGCGGTGACAATTTACCAGCATTAGCAATCCATAAGCACGACTGTTCCAACTGGGAGTTCACGTTAGAGCCACGCACGCAATATGGCACCATTGAAGCTTCTTATTTTGATCGCTCAAAAGGGCAGCAATGCCACATTAAGCATCAGACAGGGGTTAGCGGTCCCGTGCGGCGTTTACGGACTTGTTACACTTGTGAGGAGGAAGCACGAGCTGCTGCTGCATCAGAATCAGACCGACTTTGTCATGCTGTGGGCAGTGGTTCTTTGACCCTTGCGGGGCGCCCTGAAATCATGGCGGATCAACCTCTTTTATTGCAAGGGTTTCGAGGCGAAATCAATGGTCCATGGAAAGCTTCCACTGTCACCCACTGCTATGAGAAACAAAGCGGTTACACAACAGAAATTACACTCGAAGCTCCAAACAAGGGAAAAGAAAGCAATGAGAACATCAAACATGCTAAAAACAGAGAATCCAAGAGATAATTTTGCTTCTTCTTTTCGTCAACTTCCCCATAATATTGAAGCTGAACAAGCTTTGCTTGGTGCTATCATTATCAATAATAATGCTCTTGATAGGGTTTCTGATTTTTTAAAAGCAGAGCATTTTTTTGAACCGTTGCATCAGAAGCTTTTTGATATCATTTCAAAAATTATCCAAAATGGAAAAGTTGCAGATCCCATTACTATTAAGCCCTTTGTTGACAATGATGAGAAAATTGCAGACATCACTGTATATAATTACGTGGTGCGTTTAGCTACAGAGGCAGTCACAATCATTAATACTAAAGATTATGGGAGCGTCATTTATGATCTGTTTATCCGCCGCTCTTTAATTAACCTTGGCACTCAAGTTGTAAATAGAGCTTATGATGCTTCTGTAGAACTTACAACATCACAACAAATTGAAACTGTTGAAAATCAATTATTTGAGCTAGCAGAAAAAGGGAAATATGGGGGTGGGTTTGAAAACTTTAATACAGCCATTACAAAAGCACTTAACATGGCAAGTGCTGCGAAAAAGCGTTCCTCAAGGCTCTCAGGGATAGCCACCCATATCAAAATCCTTGATGAGAAAATGGGAGGATTACAAGCATCTGACTTAATTATCCTTGCGGGGCGCCCTGCTATGGGGAAAACCTCTCTAGCTACCAATATTGCTTTTAATATTGCCAATGCTTGCAAGCGTGATAACAGCCAAGTCAATGAAGGGGGCATTGTAGGTTTCTTCTCACTTGAAATGTCATCCGAACAGCTTGCAACCCGTATTATCTCAGAACAAATAAAGGTTTCTTCTTCTGATATGCGCCGTGGTAATATCTCAGAAGAGCAATTTGCAAAAATTATTCACGCAATGCGTTCCTTACAAACAATCCCTCTTTATATTGATCAAACGGGTGGTGTATCCCTTGCACAATTGTCCGCCCGTGCAAGGCGTCTTAAACGACAACATGGTCTAGATGTCTTGATTATCGATTATATCCAACTCATGACAAGCGGTTCAAAGCGTTCATTAGAAAATCGCGTTCAAGAAATTACAGCCATTACCACCGGATTAAAAGCACTTGCAAAAGAACTCAATATTCCCATTATCGCTCTCTCTCAACTTTCACGTCAAGTTGAAAATAGAACAGATAAACGTCCACAACTCTCTGATTTACGTGAATCTGGTTCAATTGAGCAAGATGCCGACATTGTTCTATTCGTTTATCGTGAAGAATATTATCTCAAAAATGAAGAACCCAAAGAAGGCACTGCTGAGTATAGCAAATGGCAAGAGGCAATGGAGCAAGCCAAGGGCAAAGCTGAGGTTATTATAGCAAAACAACGCCATGGTCCGACAGGAATCGTCCCACTGGCATTTCAATCGGATTTTACACGCTTTAGTGATTTGGAAAAATAGGAGCAGAAAAATGCGTTAAAGGGAGCTTTAAATACCCTTTGAAAGGCATTTGAAGACCCTTTGAGAACATCTTTAAAACTCTTTGAGAAAAAATAAATTGGTACAAAACCTAGTGGCAAATTATACAAAACCTGCTGGCAAGCTACAGCTATAGCACGACAAAAGTGCTGTGGCGGAGGGGGTGGGAGCGTTATATTTATATAAAATCAATAGGTTATATAAAAGTTCGGGAATTTTGATTCCATTGATTTTTTTAACTTATTTTTACGTCTATCCCGAACCTTTTTGTCGCTTATTCTCAGACATTTTATCAAAATATGAAACCAGATTTTCCAGTGTGATGCTTGACTCTTATTGTCATTAACCATATAGTTATAGTATACGATAAGGGGCGTTAATGGCAATTGTGAGTTTCAAACATAAGGGCTTAAAATTATTTTATACAACAGGTTCCACAAAAGCTATTCGATCAGATCACGTGAAAAAGTTACGCGTTATTTTAACGGCTTTAACAAGTGCTACGACGCCTGAAATGTTGAAAGCACCTGCCTTTAAAATGCATCCTCTTAAAGGTGAACTTACAGGATACTATTCTATATGGGTGAATGGAAATTGGCGTGTTACTTTTCGCTTTATAGGAACAGATGTTGAGCTTGTTGATTATCAAGATTACCATTGATGAAAGGAACAAAAAATGATGCATAACCCCGCACATCCGGGCGAAGTTCTAAAAGTAGCTTTCTTAGAAGAAATGGGGATAACAATACAAAAGTTAGCTGATCATCTCCATATGACAAGAGCTTCTCTATCAAGAGTGATTAACGGACATGCCTCTATGAGTACCGAACTTGCAGTGAAATTAGAACTAGCTGGTTTTAGTAAAGCAAAATTTTGGTTGGATATGCAAACAAACTATAATTTATGGCAAACAATGCAACAGACACAACCACCTATTTCTCCTCTGGTTTCTGATTCACCTCAAACGTCGCTTTGATTATACTTTGGTTTGTTTTTAGCCGCTGCCCATTAGCCTAACTTTTTTGGAGTTTTTTAATCGCTTCTATTGCAAGGCGTTTTCTATCGGCTGTTTTGGTATAAAGGGATGCCATTTTATCTTCTGTCCAGCCAAAAAGCGCTTTCATTTGCGAAACTGTCGCGCCTGCATTTGCTGCACGTGTTGCTGCTAATTTTCGCAATCCGTGCGCTGATTTTTTAATACCCGCCGCATTACATGCTTCACGAAAGAGGTTGCCAAAACTTTCTTTGACAAGCTTATTTCCACCTTTACCACAAATAAATGTTTCATTACCTATAGGACCAATTTTAAGCGTTTCCTCTAGTTCTGGTAAAATAGGAAGAAAAACATCTGTTTTAAATTGGCTCTTTTCTGTTTTGAGATAAATGATATTATCTTTGACATCTTTCCAGCCGATACGGACGGCGTCACCACGGCGCAAGCCCGTATAAAGAAGAACATCAATCCAGACGCGTTCATGCGTACCATGTGACCAACGGTGATAATATTTGTCTATGTCCTCTTCTCGCCATGGTAGTAATCCCTCACTGTTCAAAGATTTTGGTGCTTTTATATTAAAGGCAGGATTTCTATTTAAAAGGGCATTATCAACCGCCCAATTAAAGAGACCGTTTAAAGAGGTCAAAAAATGTTTTGCAGCCGCGGGGGTCTCTCGCCTTCTATCTACGGCTTCAAGAATGTGTTGTTTGTTTATACTTTTATATGCACGATCACCGATATGTTTAGAAACATTATTCAGAATTCGATATTTAACTTTTTTAGTAGATTCTGATTGATTATGCCATTGCATGCTTTGTAAATACTGATGTAACAACCAATCGAAAGACCCTTCTGTGAGTCTGGTACGCCTCTTTGTTTTGGAGGAGCCATTTTGCGCTTGTTTAATAGCCAGCGTATAATTGTCAACAAACTCTTGCGTTCCATAGGTTCCTTCAATCCGAAACCGTGGTCCATGACCAATACGTACATACCATATAACTTTACCATGGCGTGTACGTTCACGAACAAGATGCGGTGGACGGCGTTTTGGCATGGCTAAAACTTTATACCGTCGACAGAGGGGCAGCTTTTACTGGTCTCGTAGTCTTCTTGTTCATTTTCAAGCGGTGGAAAATCATCAATGCTATAAGTATTATCTGTCGTTGTTGGTGTTATGGTTTTATTGATATGAATTAATAATTCTCCTGTAGGTTTGATTTCTATGAGTTCACATCCTTGTTTTTTAGCTTCTCTTAAAGCACGAGCAATAGCTGGTTGCGTGATAGTAGGTGGGCGGTGTGGCATGTTTATTCCCCTTCATTTTAGATGTAATTCACTCGTGGCGTGAATCACGCTGGTGTTAAAATTTTGTTTGTGTTGCTAGAAAGGAATGTCGTCTTTTGCTGAAGAGTCGCCGTTCTGGGCGGTCATAGTTCGTTTACAAGCTTCTGAATTATCATAAATTTTTGTATCGCCATAAATTCTTGAATCATTATCGATAACCACATTTCCATAAATTTCTACGCTTCCAAAAATATGACCTCCATATATTTTGACGTTATTATAAATTTTTGCATTTCCAAAAATCTCTGCATTATAAGCAACTTGTGCGTTATCAAAAACCTTAGCGCTATCGTAAATATTGGCAAACAAATACGCCTTGGCATCATTATAAATCCAACAATCGTTTTCATGACTTAAATTGTCTTCATGCTCTATAAAGCCGCCAAGATCACCTGCCTTTACATCTCCAAAGTCTTTCAATGCACGGATGCGGTAAAGCGTAATGTATCCATCAAACTCAATTGTTTCATCAGTAAGTTCGTATTTTCTCATCTGTTTTTTTCTCTAGTTGAGATTCTTTTATCGTCATCAATCCAGTCGTCCCAACATACACATGCTTCACCGTAAATTTTTGCATGACCGTAAACATGCGCATCACCGTAAACTTGCGCATTGCCATAAACACGCGCCCTATCGTAAATGTGTGGCTCTTCGTAAACTTGTGCATTGCCATAAACTTCTGCATTATCAAAAATGTGCGGTTCACCGCAAATATATGCATCACCGTAAACTTCTGCATGACCGTAAATGCATGGTTCATCGAAAACTTCTGCTTTGTCATAAATACGAGAATTGTCGTAAACCTCGGCATAACCGTAAACATGTGCATTTTCGTAAACCTTAGCATCATCATAAACCTTGGCATAACCCCCAATCCAGCAATTACCATGATGCGATAGGCTGTCTTCTTTCTCGATATAGCCGCCAAGATCACCTTGCTTGACGTCCCCCAAATCTCTCAATGCACGAATGCGGCGGAGCGTTTTGCCATCAACCTCAATTGTTTCATCAGTCAGTTCGTATTTCTTTTCCATGATTTATTTCCTTGATTTGCGTACAATCCACCCGCAGCGTGAATCATGCATTACTTAAAAGTTGTTAGGAAAGGGCGGGGGTGCTGGGAGGAGAGAGCACCCCCATATGTAAAAAGTTTGTAAGTTTATTTTTTAGATGTGTTCAATTTCATATTTCCAATCAGGCAATTGAGTAAGAGCTAATGCGAGTTGTCCTCTATGGCACATGCATACATTGGCTTCAAAACAGGTGATTGCAACACGCTTTTTATTTAAAAAAATTTGATATAATTTATTTATTGCACAAGAATTATTCTTGAGAGTTGTATTTTGATAATCTTCAAAAAGGCGGTCATAATCTTTTTGTGTTTTCAAATTTCTTCGTTTTTCAGAAGTAATTCCAAGTTCAGGCATATGCATATATTCAATATCAATGTTGCTTACAGCTTGCTCTAATTGTCTTTTCGAAAATCCCTGTTTTCTACTTATTGGATTTTTACGAACATCACATAAAGTTTTGATATTGTTTTCTATGAGACAACTAAGATAATTCTCAAGGGACCTACCTTCATAGCCAATGGTAAAAAAACAAAATTCCTCATCTTTAGCAGGCTGTATGATAATATGTTTGGTGTTACACACGTTTAATTTCCTTAGTAAATGGGTGGGGGTGCTTAGGCAAGGAGAAGCAGAGAGCACCCCCATAGGTTTAAGCAGCTTTTGCCAAAATCTTTTGCATCTCTTGTTCTATTTCCCCTAAAAAGATTTCGACCGCTTTATTGATCTCTTCAATGTGTTTCTCATCACGGTTGACGCGTTTGACTTTCATTCTCAAACCAGTAGATTTGCCTACAAAATTTGGATTATAGCTAATGAAATCACACCATTTTCGTCCAGTGCACGCCATTTGGAATTGCATCTGTGCGATATATTCAGGCTTGATTTCGTCATACATAAAAAAACGAAGATGGGTTGTTGATTGTGGACATTTGACTTCGATTAAACCGTCCTCTCCAATGAACCCATCAGGACTTGCACCCGCCATTTTCATTTTTGGGTGGGGAATAAACCCGCATCTTGTGACTTCTGTGTCATAAATGAATTCATATTCTCTCAAGGCATTCTCTTCATGTTCAATGCCCCATTGCATAGCAGGTGTTGTATAAGATTGGCTTATTCCCTCTATTAAGCGTTCTATCATGAGTTTCGTTTTGTAGTCTTCATATTTGCTTGTAGGCAAACCTTTTGCTGTCTTACTGAGTACGTTGTAAACGTTTGAAGCAGTGACTTTACCCAAGCGCGCTTGAAACCATTCTGCTGTTCTTTGTTTCATCTCACACCGCCGTTTGTTGCTCTTGTGGCGTTGCTATATCGGCATCTTGTATAGTAGAATCTGTTTCCACCTTTTGCTTGTTTTGTTTCTTTTTCAAAAGATGCAATACCGTTTGTGCTTGTCCTTCAGACATATCGTCAAGCTTTTTGACGTCGACATAAGCAAGTATTTTTTCTTCTTCTGCTTGGGTTTGTACGATGAGTCTTCTGATTTCATGATCTGTTGTGGAAAAGCCTTTTTAATAGGTGTGTTCCCATCCGTATCATCATCTTCACTCACGACATTAAGAAGCATACCTAACAGATATCTGCGTGCGTATGTGATTGCAGAACCAACCGATTGTATATTTGACTTGCATCCTTTCGTGTCATAAGGAAACTTTCCTTCTGTTGAGATTTTATTTCCAGACGGATGCGTCAAAGTCATTTCTATAATTATATTGTCTGAACTCTGTTCTTTGATACGAGAAAACAAAGCAAATCGGTGTTTTGCAAGAGTATTTTTTACAGCATCAATGTACTGGTCAAGGGTTGCATATTGGCTGTTTGTATGGGTGTTTGTAGAGTTTTTTTGTATTTTTTGATATTCTATTTGCATATTCGAAAGATCACTGGCAAATCTTTCGTAGTTTTGTCGTTCTATTTCTTTTTCTCGTAAGGCAATGAGACGCTCGAGACGGTCCATATCGACATCATTTTCTAAGGCTCTGTTTAAAATACGTTCCATAGCAGTTTGCTTGACGGCTAAATGATGTGTTTTTTCAATTTCTATTAGATTATTATTTTGTTCACTCATCTTGATTTCCTCCTATTTGAGCACAGTCCACCCGTGGCGTGAATCACGCATCTGTTAAAAGTTGTTTGTGTGGTTAAAAACGGCTTATAGAGATACTATAAGATTAGTCGTTCGTATTTCTTTTCCATGATTGTTGCTCTTAATGCATGCTTTGTCTTTTAAGCTCTTGAGACAGCACACCAATTCCTTTTGCTGTGATTTTTGCGCAAGGAATGACTTTTTCTATTCCACTTGCGGTTTGAAGTGTGATGGTTGGACAATCCATAAGTTTCTTTTGGATTTTGTCTTGATAAGGAAGCAAATTTCCACCTGCTGCACGCCGGTAAACCCAACCTTTTTTCTGTAAGAAGAGAATGAACTGTTTTGGTTGCATCTCGAGTATTTTAGCGGCTTCTGTAAGACCAAAAAGCCCATTATGGCGCTGTAAGCTTTCAAGAGCCATTGCCTTTGGTTTAAGGGTACTCACTTCACTTTTTAAGGTCTCTAATTGTGTGACGCTTTCTAAAAGCAGTTTTTTCACAAACTGAGGGTCTTCTAAAGCGTTTGCAAGGTCTAAAGGTTTCTTTGCACGCCGTTCACATTCAATAAAATATTGACGGGCTTGTTTACCTTTTTCATTACGCTCTACCATGGCGAGCTCTTTTGCCATGTCTAATGTGAGGTGATAGTCTATAGCTGTAACAGCTCTAGATTTTGCGCTCCCCAATTTTGGGGACCGCAAATCTTGTGTTTTTATGAAATCATTTCCCTCTTCAAATTCATATTGATGAATACGGTCCTTAATCCAAGTAGAGAAATCTTTCCCAATTTCCAAAAATGCATGTAACTCACGTGCGTTGACCGTTTGAACGGTTTCGTGTTTGATTGTATTTTGTTGGATAGCAATAGGCTTTTCCATTACGAACCTCATATTGATGGGATTGATGAATGAAAGAGGGCGCTTTTAAATGCGCCCTTAGAATTTAAAGCACATCACAAGGACGCAAACGGTGTTGTTGTTCGTAAGTACCGTAAATCTCATCATTATATTTTTCTTTTGCTAAATCAGATAAAAGATCGTGGTAAGCATCACTTTCACGTACAAAGTAATGAACCTTACTATCCTCATGGAGATGTTCGATATTTGCTTCTACATATGCGTCTGCAATCTCTTCAGAGATATCTTCACAATTATTCTCAGAAGGATTTATACGAAAGATTTGGATTGCATCATCTGCCTCGTCAATAATTTTTAGAACTTGGCTTTCATCAAGTGGTCCAGACCGACCAATGTTTTGATCATCATTATAGACAACTAATAAAATTTCATTGGAATTTATAAGAATTGGATTTTCCATAATTTTTCCTCCCTAACGCCTCTTGGCAATTGTTTGTGCGTGGTTTGTATAATTACTTATATAACTATAATTATAAAATAGCAAGCAAAAAATTATAAAAAGTTATATTTTTTATAAAAAAATATTATAATATCTTGCTGAATAAGAGGGGAGGATAATTAGCGATAAGTCCGAATCATCTTGCTGTAAGAACTTATTGGCAAAATAGCAAATATCTCTCCAACCCACACAATTTTAACATTCTTAATAGGTAAGGCATTCCAAGAAAGCAGATCTATTTCACCATTCATTCCCCTGCTAATCTGCTTTATATATCTTTTATTATCATGTGTTAAAATAACGGCTTCTTTGCCAAAAAAGGATTCTATTGTTTTAATTTGGCGCCGTCTTACGATAACCATATCTCCATCTTTATAGGCTGGAATCATAGAATCTCCTTTAACTTCAAAAGCAACCATATCATCAGGTAAAGCAAAAGGAATTTCTACTTGTTCAAGACCATCTTCAGGGATTTGTTCAAAACTTGGATCTATCTGTGTTCCTGCTCCAATATACCCCATAAGAGGAACAAAAGTTGTGAAGTGATTATCCCCTTTTAGTTCTTTATATAATTCTAAAATGGCATCTCGATTAGAGCCGCGTGGATCAGAATCTTTTAACCACTTAGACACTGAAGCTTGTGTTACGTTTAGCCGTTTGGCTACATCTTCTTGCGTTAGGTTAAACTCGGTCAAAATCTTTTTTAATGTGCTTATGATATTAGATTTATTACTCATACTTCTGCTTACCTTATTTTTTTATCATTGATAAAGATAATTTTCATTGACTTTATATAACTATAATTATATGAATAAAATAAGACAAAGCTGTAATTGGAGCTTGTAAATGGATCAACGAGAAGATTTTAAGAATTTGACTAAGTCAATACGGGGCAAATTTAATTGGACACAATCAGAAATGGCGAAAATGCTTGGTGTAACTCAAGCAGCTGTTTGCAAGTGGGAAAAAAGAGGATCTATCTCCGTAATAAATTATCTCAAGCTGCAAAAGTTGAAGGATAGTTCTAGCTCTAGTTCTGCTTTTATTGCTGCTCATACAGATAATGATGAACGTCAACAGCAGCATTCACACTCTTAAACAGACATAAAAATCAAAGAGATCAAATAAATAGATTACGCGCCACCATGCGCACGCATAAATACGCAACAGCCTTAAGGGGGGATTATGATCACTAATTTATATTTAATAAAAGAAGGGGATGCGCATGTCTAATGGTATGCCATGGATAAGATTTCATTTGTATGACTGGATAAGTGGTACAAATGGAATGACATCTGAACAACGGGGGGTTTATATAACTCTTCTCGTTTGCATGTATGAAAAAAAAGAACCACTTAAAACAGATTTTCAAACGCTTGCACGCGTTTGTCATTGTTCGCAGAAAAAATTTGCAGCTATTGTCGAATATCTCATGAGGAATGATAAACTTGTTGAGACAGATAATGGTTTGTGGAATACGCGCGTTGAAGAAGAGCTGAATGATTTTGCTGATAAAAAAGAGCACATATCGCAAGTTCGTAGTGAAGCTGGTAAAAAAGGTGCACAAGCAAAAAATAATACAAAACAACATGTTAATAATTTTGCTGAAGCAAATGACAAGCAAAATGAAGCAAATGCTAAGCAAAATCAAGCTATAAAGAATAAGAATAAGAATATATATAAAAAAACTAAAACTATCGTTTTAGCAAAAAAAGAAATTGATTTTGAAGATTTAGAAACAATCGATTTGGTTGACGAACCAACAGAGGTTGCTGCTGTTGAGACCACATCAGAGCAAATCGAATCCTCATCAGACAACAAACCTCCCATTCACGAGCAAGAGAACGTTTCCAAAAAAGCAAAACGAGCGCAAGCTAATCGCGGTTGTCGATTGCCTGCGGATTTTGAACCCGATTACGATTTTGCAATCGAAGAGGGCTTGCCTCCAGAGCGTGTGAAAGTCGAGATTGCAAAATTCCGAGATTACTGGACTGCCAAATCCGGAAAGGATGCAACCAAAATCGATTGGCAAGCAACATGGCGTAACTGGGTACGCAGGGCTATCGAGGGTTTAGAAAAAACGAAAAACACGAACAACAATGGTGGAAACAATGGAAACTTTTCAAAAGATCAAAGAACTCGCGGTGGTACCGGAGAGACAATCCGTAATCTTATCGGTGCAACACAGCTTAGTGACGCCTCTACAAGATACCATGCAACAGATAGAGAAATGTGTAACTCTGGAGTTCCCATGGACCTTGAGAAATGGCATTCAATTGACAAAAACCCTAGAGAAACAAGCTTTAGAAGCTTATCAGACTGTTCAAAACTTACTTACCTTGAAAGCGTCTGTTGAAGACATAGCAGAGGCTCTTGATGTGCTTGAAGGTGGTTTGACAATGCAAAAAGTTTCGAATGTAGAAGCGCGTGCAAAGGCTTATATCGCTGCTCTTAATGGCATTTCACTCTGGTCTTTATTGCAAGCTGTTAAAAATCTTATACGTGGTGAAGCAAAAGGCATGTCAACAACATTTGTCCCCTCATGTGCTGATCTGGCGCAGTATTGTCGCGATTTAGAAAGCAGGCTTTATGGTGTTGCTGAGAAAGTTTTTATAGCAGTTGAAAATACCCGTAATTTGGCTTTAGGAGGCAAGCGCATTTCATTCTTGAGAATAGGCAAGCCTAGTGAAGAGCAACATAACAGTAGCAATTCTAAAGCGGCTTAAAACAGCAAAATAGTGAAAAGTGCTGATCATTTTACGATTAGGCATGTGTTTAAATCGACAAAAAGGCACCTTACAAAGCGATTTAAAGATTTTATGATAAACTCAACGTTATGAATTAAAACAGCTCTGTACGGTCAAATTTGAGGCAAATAGACCAGTTGGTAAAATTATGGACTAAAAGCATGAGAATATTAAAAGATCTGTTCTTAAAAAAGCGTAAACAACCCATGCAAAAAGAGTTTGTTGCAACAGCTGTTGGTTATGTTCCTTGGGGAGACGGAGCAGAGGAGTATTTTTATAACCTTTACGAATATGAAGACGGCACAAGAGAATGTGAAAAGTTTGATGGCGGACAGTATTATACCACACCAGAAAATGCGGATTTTAGTACCAAAGCGCAAGTAAAAGCTTGGGTTTACGGTGGTGCTATTCCGAAAAGCGTTCTCAATTACGAACCTCTTATAGACGAGATCAATAAAGAGATCAAAAAATTATCGAAAACCGCAGGAAATAAATATGTTTACAGATAAGCAGCTAAGAGCCTTGTTTGGCATTATAACTTTTATATTTATATGTTTTTTAGGAATTAAAAAAAATCTTTACTTTATTCAGAGTATTTTGACATTCGCATCTGTTTCTTTGGTAATAGTCACAACGGTTTTTGCAATTTTATGCAATTCCAATACTCCTTCTGAATTGCAAAACAACCCAAATACAAATGCGGAAATACAACAGGTTGGGTGAAACTAACACGTGATTTACAACAATATATGCACCGACTTTTAAAGCTAATAAGTGTAGCGCTTGTCGTTTTAATTTTCCCAAGTAGTTATAAAGAAACGGTCTCTTTACCTATTATTTCTAAGTACGTGGGATACAAGCTTTCTTTTTCATTGGATACTATACTTTGGTACTCAGATATTGCTCTTTGGTATTCTTTTTTAGTCTGTGTATTGTTTCTTATGTTACGTACACGCAGTTTAATAAACATATCTATTTACACACTACAGTGCTCAGTTAAAAAACCATAGTAAAATTTCCGATTTTATAAAACTGTTTAGATTAAATGGCGTTGTCTCTTCTCAACGTTCATAGATGAAATCAACAAGAGCATAAAAAACTATCGAAAGCAGTTTAATACTCTTTGTAGCAGGAAAGAAGTCAACGCATTGAACGAAGCATCGCGTCACGTAAAATGGCGTTAATCCGCGTTTGATATCCTTTCCCTTGACTTTTAAGCCAGGCTAGAACGTCTGAATCCACACGTACTGTTGTGACAGTTTTGGTTGGTTTATAGAATGGATTGCGAACAGCGTTTTTCCAGAATGCATCATCTAGTGTTGGAATATCACTATGATCAATTGCACTGTCCGGCATTGCAGCCAGTTTATCAACTTCAACTTTCTGTTTATCTGTCAAAGGTGATAAGTTACCTACATCAATTTCATAACGAACTTTCTTCTTCATAACGTTTCCTTTCTTTCGAGTTAGCTCGCCGCGCTGAAATAATACGGATTACTTCTATACCATCTTTATCATCATGGACAGTATGCGCCACGAGCAGCAGTAAAAAACCATCCACACGACCCAAAGTTTGCCAACGATATTCCCCGTTTTCAATACGGTCTTGCTTAACCATGGCGAATGGATCTGCAAAAACACGAGCAGCAATTTCAAAACTGACACGGTGCTTTCTAAGATTACTTTTTGCTTTAGTTTCATCCCATTCAAATCTTATTCTCATATCTTATGTTAATACATTTATGTATGTATTTCAAGAGTTTTAAATGAACACTGAACTATTTATGTTTTTTGCATATTAAATATAATTTTATATGTTAAAAAACAATAATATCCTTTTGAAATAATTGAAAAAATATGCAAATCATGATAGGATTTTGTATGTATTAAAATACAAATTTAAGGTAAGAAAAAACATGCTAAATAAAGTGATGTTAATCGGGCGTTTAGGTGCTGATCCCGAAAGCAAAACAATGAATTCTGGAACAGAAGTAGTCAATTTTAGTATAGCAACTTCTGAAAGCTATACGGATAAAAATACTCATCAAAAAGTAGAGAAAACTGAATGGCATTCAGTTGTGATTTTTAATCCACATTTGGCAAAAATTGCTCTTCAGTATCTAAACAAAGGTTCAAAAGTTTACGTAGAAGGAAAATTACAGACACGCAAATGGCAAGATAAAAATGGGCATGACCGTTACACAACAGAGATTGTCTTACCACAATTCAAAGGCGAGTTGTATTTGCTTGATGCAAAGAAAGAGCAATCTGCCCCTTCATCTATTACTTCTCAAAATTATGCTATCGCTTCAGGTGCCGCTGATCATAGTGCATCTCTTAATGACAGCATACCATTTTGATTGATAAAATATAACAAAGAGAAACATGTGGGCTCCCACAGATTAGGGGATGTATGAAGAAGAAAGATGCTTACATTTCACAAGTGAAAGTACGTCAAGATCCTGTTAATCAATTGGCAATTGAAATGCGTGCTAAACGCTTTGGTTTGACTATTGAAGAGGCTAAAAATCCGCTTGCTGGTACTTATGTTGGGCGGCTTTGTTTGCAAGGTGTGCTTACTCAAGACCAGTATGATGCTGCGCAAAAATATCTTGAAGTGAAAAATGACTATTTGTGTGCAAAAGGTTTACCAAGCGCTGTTTATGATGAAATACCATCATCTTCTGATGACAAAGCAAGAGAGAAATGGGTTGAATTTGCAACAGAACAGTTTTTAAATATGCAAGAGGTGATAAAAGAAACACAACATCTCTATAGACAGTATAATCTTTATGCAGCAATACAATATATTGTTGTCGAAGACCAAATGTTACCACATCTTGTGAATTCATTGCGGGTCGCTCTTAACGCGCTTCATAAATATTTTGACAGAAAAACTAAATGGTAAATGTTGTATGTTGGTTCTTTCGCTATGACGCGAAACGTTTTTCTGTACAATTCGTTATATTTGTATTACAGTGAATACAAATATGAGGATTGTGTTATGACGATATCTATTCGATTGCCAAGTGATCTCGAAACACGTTTGAATAATTTAGCTGCTAAGACAGGACGTACAAAGTCTTTTTATTTGCGTGAGATTATTGAACGTGGAATAGAGGAAGCAGAGGATTATTATTTAGCTTCACAAGTAAGAGAGCGCGTTCGAAGGGGAGAGGGTACTTTTTATAGCTCTGAAGAGGTGAGGAAAGAGCTTGGCTTGGACGATTAGATATGAAAAAAAAGCTCTTAGTTTTTTAAAAAAATGCGATAAAAAAGAAGCACGGAGGATTGTTGATTTTTTAGATCAACATGTTGCTCCTCTTGAAGATGTGCGTGTAATAGGTAAGCCCTTAAAAGGACAATTATCAGGTTTATGGAGATATCGTGTAGGAGATTACAGGATACTTTGTGAACTCTATGATAAGGAGCTTGTCGTATTAGTTTTGGCTATTGGACATAGAAAAAGCATATATAAAGGCTAAGGCAAATCTTTTATAAAATATTTTGATTCTTAATCAAGAATTAAAAGGAGTAATACCGCGCAACTAATTAGAGCAGTTGTTAATAAAAAGAAATAAGCAGGAATTTTCAATTTAAAGCGCCAAAGTAAGTTAATGATGATGGACATTATACTAATAAATATGAATATTCCTGTTATAATGATGAATATAATGATGAAATCATCAAATGTTATGCGCCTCTGAGGTTTTTCATAATCAGAAACAGTGGAAAACGAAATGTTATATTGATTAATTCCACTATCTGATAAAATCTTGTTTGGGTGCTGTTCTACTACGTATTGCTTTTGCAAAACTTTAATTTTTTCATGTAAATTTTCATCAGTATTAGAAGACTTGTAATGAGTAAGAATCTGTTCACTGTTAGCATAATCAGAAAGAAAAAGCCCACTGATCACTATGATTAATAAGTAAATTATTTTTTTTGCTGATAAATAATTCATTATTTCTTTTGTGGTTGGAGTTTAAGTATATATTAAAGATTAGGGAAAACGCTTAATAAATATTTTGATCGTTAGACAATTTTCCAAATAAATTTGATCAACGCTACCAGCGCTATAAGACAAATTAATATCAATGCTATAATCGCTACGATTCCTATAATTTCATCTAAATTTTCTATTATAGTAATAAAAATACCAATAAAAATTAACACTCCTAAAAATGCTATTCCTATTACAGGATAAAACACAAAAACTGCCGACCCAGCCGCCCAAGCCGCTGTTTGGAATTGGAGGGATAAGAGCTCATAAAATGCGCTGTCAATATTTTCATCTTTTAAACTTAGCTTTTCTTCTCTTGCACATGCACTTAGTATCAAAAAATACGATACAAATGCTACAAATATTGGTACAATTAATTTATCGTGTTGTTGATTGTCTAATCCGAAGGGATTAAAAGCAAGTATCATAAGACTAATTATAGCAGAGAATGGTAAAAATAAAATTAGTGTAAATATCTTTTTAATTCTGCATAAAACTGCTTTTTTGAAAAATAACATTAATTCCCCCCGCTTTTTGCTAATCAATAACTTTATGCTTCCATATAATTGATTTTTTCTCAACCAGATTTATTCTGTTTCTGTTGTTGCCAAAGCTTTTATTATTATCTTGGACAATTCCTCATTAATTATTTCCTCTTCAACCGCTTGAAGTTCATTAATTCTTTGATCTTTCCAATCAGACACTGCCTGATAATTTTCAATTAAGCGATCATGTTCAAAATTTGCTATTATTCCTAGGTAATTTCTCCAAGCAAACAACAAAATTGCTACCACTAATAAAGAGTTTCTTGAAAATTCAAGATACCAAAGCACTCCGAGTACTATGACTAATAAAAGAGTACCTTGAAATTCTGTATTCCGACCATTCTCTGCTTCTTCCCACATGTCAGAGACTATAGCCCATAGTATGAGTATACCCACTATTACTATGACAATATCACGCATTGTTCTCCCCCGCTTTTTATTAGTTTCTAGTCATATAATTGATTCGTTGAGAAGATACAATTGTGAGTGGTTGGTTGTTAAAGACACTAGATTTAGGTGAAAAAAATAAAAAATACACAATATAGTGATTTTTTTGTTGACAGGATATGAAAAATAGTGTTTTATGGCGTTGCTGTACTAGTCGAATTGCGTCTAGAATTACGGTAAAGGTATAACCTTTCTTATAAGTTTATCTGATTGTTCAGAGCCCTGCTTTTGCGGGGTTTTTTTATTGTCTTGTTTACAAAAAGAAACACACATGAAAACCACTGAAAAACTTGCAAAAAGAACGCCCCCAAAGGCAGGTCAAGGGCGGGTAAAAGGCGTGCCAAATAAAACGACACGTATTTTGAAAGAAGCAGTGCTTAAGGCAGCAGAGCGCGCTGGTAAGAAATATGGTGATGATGGTTTGATCTCTTATCTCGAAAAACAGGCAATCAAATGCCCCGCTGCTTATTTGGCATTGTTGGGGAAGATTTTGCCTCTTCAAGTGACAGGGGAAGATGGGGGAGCCATTAAGATGATAACGCGTGTAGAAATCGCGCCTTTGGTCAATGACAACACGACAGATTAATATTGTTCCAAAGCTTATACCGATTTTTACAGGTAAGGCTTTGGTACGAGCGGCTTGGGGAGGGAGAGGATCTGGGAAGACAAGATCATTTGCCTTGATGGCTGCTTTAAAAGGCTATCAATTTGGTAGGGAAGGGATATCAGGCACTATCCTTTGTGCACGGCAGTTTCAAAACTCGCTAGCAGAAAGTTCATTGGAGGAGATTAAACGCGCCATTGAAGCGCATGACTTTTTAAAGGACTATTACAAGGTTGGGGAGTCGTCGATTAAGTCGATAGATGGTCGTATAGCCTTTCAGTTTTCTGGTCTTGACCGCAATATAGCCAGTATCAAATCCATGGGGCGTATTTTGCTGTGTTGGGTTGATGAGGCAGAGCCCGTTACAGAGACGGCTTGGCAAACGCTTATACCGACTTTGCGAGAAGAAGGAGAGGGGTGGAGAGCAGAGTTGTGGGTGACATGGAACCCATTGCGAGAGAATGCCCCCGTTGAGAAGCGTTTTCGCTTTTCAGACAATGAGGCAATTAAGCGTGTTGAGATCAACTGGTCAGACAATCCGAAGTTTCCCAAGATCTTGAATGAAGCGCGGCTTGATGACCTTAGAAACCGTCCCGAGACTTATAAGCATATCTGGGAAGGGGATTATCTGAAAGCGGTTCAAGGCGCTTATTATCAAAAGGAAATGTTGGCAGCCGAGCAGGAGGGGCGGATAGGGCGTGTTGCTCGTGACCCCTTGATGCAGATACGCGCCTTTTGGGATATTGGGGGCACGGGTGCCAAGGCAGATGCAACAGCGATATGGATAGCACAGTTTGTGGGGCGAGAAATCAGAGTGCTTAATTATTATGAAGCACAGGGACAGCCGTTATCAGAGCATATCGGTTGGTTGCGTCAAAATGGTTATGAGAAGGCATTGATGGTTTTGCCTCATGATGGTGCGACCAGAGACCGTGTGCACAATGTGAGTTTTGAGAGTGCTTTAAATGATGCGGGCTTTGAAACGCAAGTGATCCCTAATCAAGGGGCAGGGGCGGTTAAGATGCGTATAGAGGCGGTGCGGCGTATTTTGCCGTCTGTTTGGTTCAATGAAGAGATGACGGTCGCAGGGCGCAAAGCACTGAATTGGTATCACGAGAAATGGGATGAGAAGCGCGGCATTGGTGTGGGTGCAGAGCATGATTGGTCGAGCCATGGGGCGGATGCCTTTGGACTGATGTGCATTGTCTACGAAGCACCCAATGTCAAACCCAAGCAAGAGCGTTATTGCACTATGGAAAGAGAAGCGGCATCATGGATGGCATTCTAGATCAAGACTTTAAAAAAACGACAATCCTCAATGAATATGAACTCTATAAGCGTTTAAAGTCTTGGTACGCAGAAGATATTGAACATGTTAATGAATGGCGTGAACAGGCGCGTGAAGATTTTGATTTTTATAATGGTCGTCAATGGGCGGAAGAAGATCTTGCGGTTTTAAAAGAGCAACGCCGTCCTGTCATGACTTTTAACCGCATTGCACCCCTTGTGAATGCTATTGTTGGGGCGGAGCGTAATAATAAGCGCGAAGTACAGTTTCAACCACGGCAAATGGGAGCAGCAATACCCAATGAATTGCTTACTGGAGCAGCAGAATGGTTTCGTGATGAGGCAGAGGCGGAATATGCCGATTCCGATGCTTTTCAGGATATGGTTATTTGCGGTATGGGCTGGACAGATACGCGGCTTGATTATGATACAGATCCCGAAGGGATACCCGCTGTTCAACGTTTAGATCCCTTAAAAATGGTTTGGGATGCCAATGCTGTAAGACCAAATCTCATTGACGCACAGCGTATGTGGTATGTTGATCGCAAATCCGTTGAGGATGCTAAAAGTCTTTTTCCTGATGTTGCTGTTGAAGATCTTAACGCCGATTGGGCTATCGATAGTACAACCGCTTCTGAGGATTCTCATGTGTCGCTTGATGCGTATCATGATGACTCCAATGCGTCTTCTCTTTCAGAGCCGTGTTCTGGGAAACGCTATGTTACGCTGGTTGAATGCCGTTGGTTTGAATATGAGACCACTTACAAGGCGCCCGATATTCAAACCGGTCAGATGCGCAACTATAGCAAACAGGAGTTTGAACAGCTTCAAAGGGTAATGCCACAACTACAAGGGGTGTGTTTTAATAAAAAAGTGGTGAGACGCGCTTTTCTGGGACGACGCCTTTTAAGCCAGCCCGATAAGCCATTAGCACCTGATGAGCAGCTAGGTTGGGAATGTATCACGGGCACGCTGGATAAGCTTAAAAACCAGTTTTACGGGATTGTTCGCCCCGCAAAAGACCCACAAAAATGGTCGAATAAATATTTTAGCCAAGTGATGTATATCCTTAATAGCCAGTCTAAGGGCGGCTTGATGGCAGAACGAGGCGCTTTCGATGATGATCGCCAAGCGTTAGAAAGCTGGGCGCGAACGGATACGATTACTTGGGTTAAAAATGGCGCGCTTACAGGAGGGAAAATTCAACCAAAGCCAAGTGCACAATTTCCCAATGGATTTTTCCAGCTGTTTAATGAATCGCGTGAAGCGATAACGCATGTAACAGGGTTATCGGCCGAGTTTATTGGAACACGGGAGGTTAATCAAGCGAATGTTCTGGAAAATACACGCCGGCAATCAACGCTTAATTTGCTTGCAGGTTTATTTGATAATCTCAAGCTTTATCGGTGCAGACAAGGAAAAATTATCCTTTATCTTATCCAGAATTATCTCTCTGATGGGCGTCTGGTACGTATTTCTGGACAAGAGAATGCCCAATATGTGCCGTTGACGCGTGAAGCTGTTACGACGCTTGAGTATGACATTATTGTTGATGATTCACCTACAAGCCCTAATGAAAAAGAAAAAACTTTTGCGGCAATTACGCAAATGTTGCCTTTGCTTGGTGGGTTCTTAACACCGGAGATGATTCCAGATCTTTTAAAGCTTTCCCCACTACCGGCAACATTGGTAGCAAATTTAACGGCAAAAGCACAGCAGGCACAACAAGAACAACAGCAACAGCAGATGATGCAACAAAGCCAAGGGGCGCAATTAACCCCTGAGCAACAAGCAAAGATTGCTGTTTTACAGCAGGAAGCACAGGCAAAGAGCACACTCTATCAACTTGATGCACAGCAGAAACAAGCAGCATTGCAGCAGAAAAATATCGAACTTTTCTTGAAGCAAGAACAAGCGCGGATGCAACTTGAGCTTCAACAGGCAAAAAATGAGATAGCGCAGCGTGATTTAGAACGCAAAGCTTTACAGGCACAGTTGGAACACTATCGAGTTTTGACAAAAAATATAATAGCACATTGAAGGGACAGAATATGGAAGAAGAGTTTACGCCTGAAGAACAAGCAATCTATGATGAACATTTTGCCAGTGATAATGCTGTTGAGTTGGTCGAGCCTGAACAAGTTGAGGAAGTTTTGGATGCAGAGGAAAGTTCTGAACAGCCAGCTGTAGAACCAGTTGGAGAGCAGCCAAACTCTGATGCAATAGGATCTGATAAATTAGAGCAAGAGCGGCAAGCACGCCAAAAGGCAGAACAAAGCGCCATTGAAGCGCGTGAATTGGCTATTGAACTTGCGCAAAAATATGCCGCCATGCAGGAAGAAATCACGCGCCGCCGTGAGGAAAATATTCCCACCCTAGAAGACGATCCAAAAGCACATGTTGCATGGCTTAGTCATAAGGTACAAGAACAACAGAAATTGCTTGATGAGTTTTCTCATATGAGAGAGAGCCAAGAGCGCATGAGTCAAGAGGAATATGAACGCCAGCAGTTAGGTAATTATTTCGAGGAAGCCAAAGCGCAAGTACAAGATAAATATCCAGATTTAGATAGTATCACGGACTATCTCTATGAAAGAGCAGACAGTGTCTTACAAGCGCAAGCAAGCCTTTATCCGCAATGGAAAGACCCAGAGGCACGGCAACAGCAAATTGGTGCTGAATTGCGCCAAATATGCCAGCAGTGTCAGAAAGCCGGTATAAACCCAATCGAAGTGCTGGTGCAAAAAGCAAAAGCTTTTGGCTATAGTGGAGTGCCAGTTAAGGATGAAGTGGGAGCTCTTCAAGAGCGAAGTCAAGCAGCGCGTACGCTTACAGCGCGTGGCGGGCAAGTTCCAACAGGTGGTATGGATGTGAGAACGCTTTTTTCCATGCCAGAAGCCGAATTTGCTGTATGGGTTGAGAAAAATCCCGAAAAATTTGAACAAATTATGAGCAGAGCGTGAGATGTGCGTGGTGACGCAACAGAGAGAACCAAGTGATTGTTATCGTTTGGGGGAGCCGCAAGGCAAGTTTTAAAAACCAAGAAAGGCATTGATTGAAATGGCAGTAACACAGGTAAATCTTAATGACCCATTAGCCGTTGGCGTTTGGGCTAAGATGCTAAACACAGAAACTTCAAAAGCGTTGCCCATTGCACCGCTGATGGGAAAAGGCAAAAACAGCATTATTCAAGTATTGGATATGCTAGGAAAATCCGCTGGTGACTCTGTGACGAGTGGATTACGCGTCCAACTTATGGGGGATGGCGTTAGCGAGGGACAAACGCTGGAAGGCAATGAAGAAGCACTCCAATTTATGAATGAAACGGTGCGCATTAACGAGCTTTCTCATGCTGTACGCGTAAAATATGAAGGCACCATTGATCAACAACGTGTTTTATTTAATTTACGAACAGAAGCAAAAGATGGGCTTGTTGATTGGTATGCAGATCGCTTAAGTTTGATGTTCTTCATTCAGGCAGCAGGTTATACAGCACCATGGATTCACTTCGAAGGACGCACCATAACCCTTAAACCCGTACATTATGGTTTTAATGCTCCATTAGAGCCAAGCAAACTGCGTGTTATTCGTGCCAATAAGAAAAAGACTGATGAAGAACTTACAAAAGACGATGTTTTTACATTAGATCTTATAGATAAAGCTGTTGAACGCGCTAAACTTGCTAATCCACGTTTGCGCCCTGTTCGTGTTGATGGAAAATCGGCATATGTGATGTATCTCCACCCAACACAGGTGACCCAATTGCGCACCAATACAAAGAGTGGTCAATGGTTAGACATTACCAAGGCAGCTTATGATGGCTCTGGAGCTAAGAACCCAATTTTTGAGGGCTCTCTGGGGATGTATAACGGTGTCATTTTGCGTGAAGCTGAACATGTCCCCAATGGTATCAATTCAAAGACACAAGAGCCTGTAACATCTGTTCGTCGTGCTGTTTTGCTTGGTGCACAAAGCATCATCATGGCTTATGGACGAATTGGCAATGGAGCAACAGGAGGAAATGGGGGAAATGGTGCGACGCGTTATAAACTTGTTGAAGAATTGTTTGATTATCAACGTGAATTTGGTTTGGCTGCAAAGACCATTATTGGCATGAAAAAGTCACGCTATACCTTGCCGCACTCTGATCAAGGGGGACAAGACTTTGGCACGATTGTTATCCCTTCTTTTGCTGAAGCAAGCTAATTATTAAAGGATGACAATTATGGCAGAAAAATCGCTAATTACACAGGAACCTGATGAAACCGTTGAGACTATTGGCATGATAGATGAGGGATTGCCACCTGTTTTGCAGGGACGCAACAACTCTACGCAGCAGGTCAGTTATTTACGGGCGCGTGTTAAATGTACAGACCAAGGGTTGATAACGAAAATTGGTGTTCTACCCCGAGGGGCTTTTATCAAAAGTATTACAGCTTATACCATGGAGGATTTTGAAGATGTAAAAGCTACATTTGGAAAAGAGCCTCATGGTAATGATTATGGAGATGTAGGGCTTACGCAATCTACCAATGGCAATCTGTACATACCCATGGAGGAACGAGATGTTCCATTAGAAGCTGAAAATACGATTTACATGACACGAGACAAGCAAAGCACCACAGGTGATGCTGAGGTGATTGTTGAGTTTTACACCAATCGTTAAAGGCAAGGGGGCGTTTATTGCTTGCGTCCCCCTCCCATACAAGATGCCCCAAGACATTTGGAAGAGGGTGATATGACAATAATAGTACAGACAGGTGGTCCGATTGGAGACAAACAGACCATTGCTCCTTGGGATAAAAATTTTATCCAGATGTTAAACGATATTCAGGATGAAATAGATGATCAAACAGATGAGTATGTTGATCAAGTGCAAAGGGTGATATTTTCGGCTATTCGCTTTTGTGAACGATTGCCTTTTTATTTCAATGAAAGCCGTGAAATTGTTTTCACCACTCTAAAGGGCAAAAGCCGTTATGGCGCAGAGGAAAATCCAGTTATTCCGGCTGCTGTTCGCATTGTTGATGCTTACGTTTATGAAGATAATCACAGCAAATCAAAGCTTTTGCAGGTAGATCCGCTTGTTATTGAGAATCTTGAGGATGATTGTAACCATGGCATGCCTACACGCTATGCTTATTTTGAACAAAAGCTTGTCTTGTATCCAACCCCAGAGCGGGTTTATTCTATCAGGCTTATTCTCGATCCTATAAGAATAAGAGATATTGAGAGCGCACAAGAAGCGTCCATATGGTTTCGTGAAGCCTATGAACTGATCAAAACGCGTGCAAAATATGAAATTTATACCAATATTATTAAAGAACCACAGATGGCAGCGGCAGCTTTTGCCATGTTCCAAGAGCAACTCGATGCGCTTCAAATTGAAACATCACGGCGCAAGAATTTATTAAAAATTCAACACACGGATTTCTGATGACCTTTATCCCTATTGCTGAGTATAGACCAGATGTTGCATTTATTAATAGTGGTTATTCCAGTGAGATCGTGAACGTTTTACCTGCACCAAATTCGTATATTCCGTTTCCCATTGTGGCGCCAGTCTCAGATCCTTTTCCGGATGTGATTTTGGGGGTCTATGCTGTGCGCTCATTGGGTGGTGTGCGCATCATTGTGGGTGCACCAACAAAGCTTTATGAATATGACAACAGCACGCGCGGCTGGAAAGACATTAGCAAGCCTCACACACAATATCACGCCAATGAGACCGCGCTTTGGTCTTTTGCCTCCTTTGGTGATCATATCATTGCTGTTAATAGCAATGACCCACCACAAATGCTTTCGTTAAAAACGGAGGAAAGGTTTTGTGATGTGGGCGGTAATCCCCCGCGTGCTGGACTTGTGCGTGTGTGGGGTGATTTTGTTTGCTTGATGCAACTAACAGATAAGCCAAACCGTGTTCAGTGGTCCGGTTTGAATGATGCAACACATTGGACGGTTGGGGAGAAAAGTTGTGATTATCAAGATTTTCCTGATGGTGAATATGTTCAAGGGTCTACGGAATCAACAAATCCACTTATTTTTATGCGCTCCGCTATTTATCACGCAACTTTTGTACCAGGCTCTAAAATTATCTTCAGTTTTGCAAAAATAAAAGACAAAATAGGGGCTAAAAGCAGTATGGCAATTGCAAGCCGTGGAGACTGTACTTTCTTTGCATCTGATGATGGTTTTTATCAAATCAACAGTGCTGGTGAAATGCTTCCTATTGGCTTTGGAAAAGTCGATAAAACTATCTTCACACTTTACAATAACTTTGCCATTGATGAGATGAGGGCATGTATTGATCCGGTCTATTCTCGTGTTTATTTTTCTATCAATGATAACACCGAAGGGATGCATATTTATGTTTATGATTGGCTCTTACAAATATGGAGTGTCATTAAGGGGCAAAACCTTCTCTTATTTCCCCTTTTTGCAGCCGGTTATACATTAGAAGGCTTAGACGAAGTACAAGAGAGCTTGAAAGATTTACCAGCTTCTCTTGATAGTAAAATGTGGCAAAATGGTGCGCCTGTTTTAGGAGCCTTTACGCCAGACAACAAATTTGGTTTTTTTGCAGGTCCTCCGATGGAAGCAGTTATTGCTTCACAAATTGTGGGGGATACGGGCAGGCAAATCAACCTGATGAGTGAGGCTTTTGTTCAAGCGGATACAACAAAAGGTTTTTTAAGTGTTGGGGCGGCTTTTATCATTGATAACAAGAACCAATTAAATTGGGCTAAAGAGCGTTATGCCGGCTATAATATTGGGATGTATAATATCCGCTCACGGGCGCGTTATCACGCCTTGCGTCTGAGAATACCAGAAGGCACGCCATGGACGCATATAACAGGCTTTGATGTAACGCTCAAACCCGCGGGCATAAGATGAATTTTAAGATCTATAATACAGAAAAATGGAGCGCTGAACAAATGGCGCCCTATTTTGAGAATGTCATAAAATCGATAGCTTACTTTAATCAAAAATTCCCTGATGATTATAATACAGAGACCATTTTAAACGATATTTTGAAGGGAGAAAAAGTTCTTTGGATTATCGTTGATGCGCATGAAAATTTTATGGCGCATGTCACAACACAGTTACAGGAACTCGTCACTGGAGCATTAAGGGCAGTTATTGTCACCCTTGGTGGAAAGGGAGGAGCGCCCTTAACAAAGCTTATCACTCAGATTGAAGCCTATTACAAGAAAAAAGGGGCAAAAGAGCTTGTCATCATAGGCAGGCGAGGGTGGGAAAAATCTCTTAAATCGCATGGATATTTCGTTAATCTTTTAGAATATAGAAAGCAGCTTTAATATGGGAAAAAGTTCTAAACCAATCCAGAATACCCAAAACACGACGCAAACAAATGAACCCCCTGCATGGGCAAAAGGTATTTTTGAACACGCAGCTCAAGATGCCATGACTTTTTATAACCAAGGCAGCGGAAAAGCCGTTTATGACGGGCAGCGAGTTGCGGGTTTAAGTGATCAAACAAAGAATGCGATTAATGGGCTTAGCAATAATACGCATAACTATGATAACAACACTTTAAATGGATTAGCCACAGGGCAAAATTCAACAAGCCAAAACTTAAAGAACATGGCTTCAGGGCAACAAATAGGCAATAACCCTTACTTTGATGAAGCGCTTCAAAACACATTAAATAAGGCAACAAATTCTATTAACAGTTCGCTAGCGGGGGCTGGACGTTATGGTTCTGGGGCGCATACTGGGGTTTTGGCTGATGAATTAGGGGGCATAGCAACACAAGCTTTATCACAGCAATATAACCAAGATGTCAACAACATGATGAATGCCAATGGTCTCATTGACCAAGCAAACCAAAATCAGTTGGCGGGCGCCAATAACTTTTTTCAAGGTCAAGGTCAGGCAAATCTTAATGCGTTGACGGGAGGAAGTGTGCTTGATGCCAATCATCAACGGCAATTAGATGAAGAGCGGCAAAAATGGGAGCAGCAGAACAATCTTGATTGGGACCAGTTAAGTAAGTTGCTCGCAGCTGGTGGGGCTGTTGCTGGAAATTATGGAACGCAAACAGGACAAAGGACAACATTGACTCCACAGCCAAAACCTAATCCGTGGGAGATTGTTGGAAATGTTGGAACTATCCTTGGTACTTTTGCTGGGCTTAGCGACATCAGAGCGAAAGAAAATATCGTGCAAGTGGGGCAGCGAGATGGACACAAACTCTATGAGTATAATTACAAGGGCTATCCAGAGCGCTATCGTGGGGTGATGGCGCAGGATGTTTTGAAGTCAAAACCTGAAGCTGTTTTCTTGCATAAGGCGACAGGCTTTTTGCATGTGGATTATGGCAAGCTTGGCTTTGAGATGGAAAGGGTGCAGTGATGGAACAAGAAAACACAAATTCTCTTTTAAAGTTGTTTGATCCAAAATTTTTGCGTCCCTTGATGTATCAGGTCATGCCTCAATTGCCAAAGCATTTGTTCGAACAGCTTTCTACGCCTCCAAGCACGCCGTTGGAAGGGCGATACAAGTCAAGTTTTTTAGAACGTGCTGCTTTTAGCACAAACCCTTTTGATGTGAGCAATGGGGATAATACTCCACAAAAATTGAGTCCTACAGAGCTTATTCGTGGTTCTCAAGCAGGAGGAGGAGAAGTTGGGAAAAAAACGCCAGCAGAATTGATTATGTCTACGGATGATTTAAAGCGCCAAATGCCCCCATTGCCGGATGTTTCAAAGGATACTGTTAAGATACAAGAGGCGCCAGAGCAACAAAAGCATGACTTCTCAGATCAGGGAGGTGTTGCATCAATGATTCCTCAATCTCCACTTGTTGCGAACATTGATCAGTCTAGGAGGGATGAAGCTGGGCGACAGCAAAAAGATGTGATGGATTATATTGCTCAACTTAATGAGAAATCTATAGCGGAAAACTCTTTGAAAAACGATTCTGGAAATGATGAGGAAAAGCTTTTTGATGCACCTATAGGAGAAGAAAAACATTTGAATGCACTCTTACCAGAAGAGGAGCATTTAAAAGCAAGTGCTAAGCCCGAACAGGCAACGGATTATGTAAACGCAGTTGGAAATTTTATCCATAAAGATGCAAATCCAAGTAGCTTATGGGAGCGTTTTAGAAAATCAGAATTTTCCGAGCATTTAATGGATTTTTTTGCAGGGTTAGCATCAGGAAAAACACCGCAAGAAAGTTTTTCAAATGCGGCGCTTGTTATGCGGCAGGGCAATAATGTACGTGCTCAAAATAGACCAATTTTTGAGTTTTTACGCTCTAAAGGATATAGTGATAAAGACACACAAGCCCTTGTGCAATATCCAGATCTTGCCATGAAAGTTATAGGCAGCACGTTAAACCCTCAAGAAGCCTATAGAACATTGACAGCGGAAGAAAAGGCAGAGCAGGGATTGCCTGAGGATATGACTTTCCAAGTCTCAACAAGCACAGGGAAAATTATACCTGTCCAAGGAGGACAGCGTTCCACTGCTTCTGGATTAGGGGGGAATACTGATGGCATGCTGTCAAAGCCTGAATCAGGTTATATGTATGTTAAGGACGAAAATGCACTTGGTGGCATACGTGCGGTGCCAATTGCAGGCAGTGGTGCAGAACATAAATTAATCCAAGAACAGAAGGAGGAGGAGCATAAAAACCAACAAACGCAAATGCGAATTTTGGAAACAGCAGACAGGTCAAATCGTATACTTTCGGCATCTAAAGAATTGCTAAAAATTGTTGAGGAATACCCGCATGTTGTTGGTTTCACTGGTCCTATAATGTCGTTCCTTCCTAATTCTCAGGCAAAAGATTTCGGGCATATGCTCGATTCATTGAAGGCGAGTATCGGGCTTGATGCCTTGAGAAAAGCAAAGGCATTTTCACCAAATGGTGCATCTGGCTTTGGGAATTTGTCTAATATGGAATTGCAAGCATTGCAAAACTCTGTAGCGGCACTGTATCAAGATCTTTCTGCAGAGCAAATGAAGAAGTCGTTAAAAACAGTTATTGACACTTTCAACAAATCCAATGCAGCAACGCGCGCAATTCTTTTTGGTGGTGCAGAAGCAACAAGCGAGCTCGTTCGAGCCGCCTATGGGGAAGATGCTTATAAGGGGAATAAGGGAAATCATGCACAGTCAAATGATCCACTAGAAAAACAGATAGAAGCATTGCCGGAAGGCACGCTGTTCGTTGATAGTGACGGGCGCATTAAGGAGAAACAAACCAATGGCTGAAGTAATTCCTCCTCTTATTAATCGTAAAAACACAAGAGTCATTGGGCATATAAGTGACTATACACCAGAACAGCTTCAAGAGCTTTTCGCGAAGAATAAGGAAAGGCTAAGTGGTTCTGTTACAGGAAATAATGGTGCAACAGAAGAAGATGGTCCACATCCAAGTGCAGCGGGTGCTTTTGGATGGGGTGCTCTTCACGGGTTAACCATGGGGTATGATGATGAAATAGCTGGAGTATTCGCTTCGGGACCTCTGGGACCTATTAATTATTGGATGGGAGATGAAGAAGCAGTTAAAAAATATAATGAAGTGACAAAGCGATGGCGTGACTATCAAAGAGCGGCGAACCGAGATCAGTTTTATCTATCTCTTGCGGGGAATTTAGCGGGTGCTGCGGCACCCGTAATTGCTTCTGCCCTCTTTCCACCCGCGGCAGGGGCGACTGCTGCCGCTCGTGCGGCAATAGGGGCTGATGTTGTGCTGGGAGGTAGAGCTGGTGTTGCAGGAGCACAAATAACCAGTAAAGCTTTAGCAGCAGGAGAAAGAGCGGTGCAATCTGCTTTGGCAGAAGGTGCAGAACGGGCAGCGGCAAAAGCTGCAGGTGAAGCAGCAATAAAAGCCGCAGCAAGTAAAGAGGCAGCAAAATTTAGCTTGGGGCGTGCAGCAAAAACTGGAGCCATTTATGGTGGAATAGCAGGCAGTGGTGAAGGGGAAGGGCTTGCAGATACTCTAGTGTCTGCTGGGTTTGGTGCAGGGTTAGGCGTTGCAACACCATTTGTTGCCAGTGGCGTATCAAAAGTGACACCTTTTGTGACAAAATCACTTAAAGCAGCATTGAGAGGACCTATAAGCCCAGCTGAAATGGCAGCAAAAGCAGCGCTAATGCCAGAAAAAGAAGCATTTCAGATAAGCGATAGAGCGCTTAGGGATGTAAGCCAAACTTTAGGGGATGAAGGTGTTGATAAACTTGAAAGAGCATTAAAACAGCGTGGTCCTGATTCAATGATTATTGATCTTCATGATGGGCTTGCTACAAGAGCTTTTAAGGCAGCAAAAAAAGACTATGATACATATTCACTTGTGAGTAATCGTTTGAACGAAAGGCAAGGTGCAAGTGCACTGCGGGTAAAGGATGCGTTGACAGATGTGATGGGGCCAAAAGTAGATACGCTTAATTTAAAGCAAGAGATTATCAAACAAGCACAGAAAAAGGCTGAACCATTTTATGAGAGGGCGAAAGCTTCTCCTATTTCTAATGCTATCAGTAAAGATTTATCGCGGTTGCAAGAAACTCCTGCCTTCCAAAAAGCCTATAAAAAAGCAATTGCGCAAATGCCAAATGAAGCGGATGCAACAGTTATAGGGAGCAATGGATATCCAAAACTGAATATGCGGATTTTACATAAGATGAAAGAGGTTTTGGATGATCAAATTAAATCTGCACGTATCAAAGGAAAATGGGGATATGCTCGAGATTTGACTGATTTCAAGCAACGCATTCTGGACGTTTTGGATACGTCATCTCCAGATTATGCTAAAGCACGGAAAATTTATTATGACGAGCGTACTATCGGTGATGCCTTAGAGCAGGGAAAACAAGCGCTGAAGAAGAGCGTTAATCTCGATACAATCAACAGTCAACTTTCGGGTTTTGGGTTGATGGAAAAAGAGGCTTTTCAAAAAGGGATGCGGTCACAAATAGAGGATGCAGCAGGCAATGCACAGAATTTTGAACACAGTCTTTTGAGTTTGTTTGACACAAAAAATGGTCAAGAAAAATTACGGCAGAGTTTTGGTGAGGACAAAGCCAAGCAACTTATGAAAGTGTTGCGACCAGAAGTGGAAAGAACAAAGCTTTTTGCACGCTTGCCAAACCATATGGGTGAAGTGGAAGAGAGGGGGGCACAACAGACTATGGGTATAGGAAAGATTGCTTTCATCAAGGCAGTTGTAAAAAATTTCTTAGGGAAATTTGGACGCAAACTCTCAAGCGTCCATAAAGATACTGAGAGAGATATTGCAGCGCTTATAACAGCGCGGGAAAAAGGAGATTTTGGATTAGCAAGAGAAAAAGCTGTTGAATTAATTAAGAAGTTTCATGAAGCAGAAAAGAAACGCTTAATAACACGAGAAAATTATACGAAATTCATTAATTTTGTTGGCATTATTTTGAATAGCAGCGTTGATAGAACGGTTATAAACTAATGATCAATTTTCATCCTAATGTGAAGCGTGCTATCTCACAGGCAGCACAAAAATATGGTTTGCCAGAAAGCTTTCTTGAACGTGTTGCTATGATAGAAAGTGACGGTAATCCAAATGCAAGAAATAAGAACAGCAGTGCAGGGGGGCTGTATCAATTTTTAGATTCAACAGCAAAACACTATCAACTGAATGACAAGTTTGATCCCTTTCAAGCAACCGATGCTATGGCACGGTTAACGAAGGATAATACGCGTTATTTAGCTACAGCATTAGGCAGAGAGCCATCAGAGGCAGAGCTTTACCTCGCACACCAACAAGGACCAGCAGGGGCAGTAAAGCTTATCAAAAATCCACATATTCCAGCAAGCCAGCTTTTAGGTCGACAGGCAGTCACACTCAACGGTGGCAACATGGAAGCTACAGCAGGGGATTTTATGAATCATATTTATAGGCTTTACAACAAAACGGGAGATACTTCGAATGGTATGACACCACAAAACCAAAGCAATGGACAAGCAGCACCAAACGAGGTGGGTCCTTTGCGTGGGGTTGAGAGGCTTCAAAAGACACTTCAAGGTAATCAGGTGGGTCAAGGTGATCAAGGGGGCAACCAATTAATGACATATGACACGCCATTCCCAAACAGAATGATGGCACCTGAAAGCGGAGACAATTTAACAGGACAGGTTATGGAAACCACACCATTGCAAGCACAGGGCATTGATGCAGGTGCTCTTAAAAAAGGCTTTTCCGGTTTGCTTCATTTAATGAGAGAGAATGGAGAAAGACAAAAACAGCAGGCACAGATGGTACAGCAACAAATGTTACAGCAACCAGTCATGGCGGGTTTCTCACAATCGACGGGGCGCCCGACAGATTTAACAGCTCTCATTGATCCCTCTAGGCGGCAATCTGTTGGTTCCTATGGGCGGCAAAAAGAAGAGCAATTGCGCGAAGAGTTATTAAGAAGAACGGGGGCTTATCATGTCTGATATTTATGACTGGTCACTCACAGCTGATCAAAATGCCAATTCCGATAGTATCATTAATTGGGCAGAAGGGCAGCCGCCTAGTTCTGTTAATGATAGTGCGCGGGTCATGATGCAGCGTATACGTGAATATCTTGCCGATAATGGTGGTTCTCTTGACTCAAAGTTTATTGTGAATGGAAAGGAACAAACAACATCAATTACGTTGACGACGGTTTCGCCAATAGCGAAATATAAAAACGATATCATTATCCGTTTTAAGGCGCGTGGTATGAATATTGGCACGACAACAATAAACATGAATAATATAGGAGCAAAGCCACTCTATAAAGCCACCAGCACGGGAATAGTACCATTGACAGGTGGTGAGTTACAAATGGGTGGTATTTATGAAATAGTCTATAATGATGGCATATCAACAAAAGGTCTTGATGGCTGGTATCTTTTAAACCCTACCCCCATTCCACCACCAAAGGTCGAAACCTTTCCTTGTGGGTTTATTGCGACCTTTGCTATGCAAGAAGTCCCAAACGGTTGGCTTTTATGTGATGGCGCTACTTATGAACGCAAGGATTATCCGCAATTATTCAAGGCGATAGGGGATAAATGGGGGAAAAACAGCGATACAACCTTTAAAGTTCCAGACTTTAGAGGAATGTTTTTGCGCGGCTTTGATAATGGGCGCGGTTTAGACAGAAGTAGAAAATTTGCTGATATACAGCAAGATTGCCTTAAATCGCACACACATGCTTGTAGCGTTGAATCGGCGGGGCAGCACGCACACAATTTTCAGTATGCTGGAGTTGGATGGAGCGCCAATGATATTGGCAGAAGGAACCCCAATTATCACTATCAAACCCTTACAGGGATAACAGAACCTGCTGGAATGCACACGCACAAGATAACACTTTCTTCAACGGGTGAGGCAGAAACGCGCCCTGTTAATGCTACGGTTGTTTATGCCATAAAATCATAAGGTTTTCAGATGATCAATAATCCGTCTGCTATTGATGATATTGCGGACGCGGAGCAAATCCGCGTCCTTTTTTATGCAAGCAATAGAATGGTTCACGCACCTTTAAATAAGGTACTTGATCTTGTCAAAAGCGACATACAGCATGATCTTTTAAGCGCTTTGGCAGAGTATAAAGAAGCGACAGATCAACGTATAGAGACCATGCAAAAACTTGTTGATGAATTACAGTCTCTCATCTCCCACAACCTCAAAAAATAGACTTACTAAGGAATAAAACGCGATGCCATTACCCTATCATACGCACATATTTAAGCTTGAACCAGCAACAAAGAAAGAAGTCAAAGAAGGTGTTTTAAATAGTAAGGCTCTTGCACCTGTTTCAGTGGGGAGTGCAGCAGCTTATGAGGTAGAATATTTTGCAACCGCTGCTCAAGGAAAAAAGGCTGATGATGCTGTTGCAAAGAGAGATATTGGAGCCCTCGCTTACAAAGATAAGGTCACAATCAACGATATTGAAGTAAGTGGTGAAGCGCATGAGAATACGATTTTATCAGGCGCTGGCTGGGTAAAAATATCGCCTTTAGGGATTGGCGATATGAAGGCTGCTATATATGATCCCGACAATGTGGGGGCAAATGCATTTTCTATGGAAAATATGCACGAGGGTCCTACCAAAAAGATCTTAACCATAGAGGAAAGATCAAAACTACGATGGTTGAGTGCTACCCAACCAACAATAGAAAAGTGGCATAAGGGAAGTGAAGGTGTTTATTATCCCATATCTCCGGTAGATCTCAAAAATACCATTAGTTATTTTGTAGGATTAAAGTCTGTAGGTATGTCAAAATCAGTCTATGATCCAGATAAAATAGAAAAAGATGCCTTTGATATGGAGAATATGAAAGAGGGGAACACGCATCTTATTTTAACCCCTCAAGAACGTGCACAGATTGCAAAAATTGATAAAATTGAAGATGTGGCACAACACGCACAGGAAAGCGCACAACAAGGGCTTTATGCAGCAAGTGAGGCAAAGAGTATTGGGAGTGCTGCATTAAATACAGCGAAAGATGCACAAGATCACGCTGTAGATGCGAAAAATACCGCTGAGTGCGCACAAAAAACAGGAGACAGGGCACAAGCTGTGGCAAGTGTCGCACAAGAAACAGCGGATAGTGTACAGAAAAAAGTTGATCTCATTCAACCTCTTGCAAAACAAGACTGGATTGATGGCACAAAGACAGTGGATGCCCTTATCTCACCAGCCAAACTGATGGCTTCAATCAAAGCAAATAGTAGCAATAGCAGCGGCGCTGGTAGCGGCAACAATGGTGGCGGGGTTAGAAAACCTGTTGAAATTCTGATGACAGAAAGCGGAGATATTCCACTGCCTGCTGGTATTACTTCTGACACCGATATCGAAGTATGGGCTTGGGGCGGTGGAGGTGGTGGCGTTAAAGATGGCGGCGGCGGCGGCGGTCAATGCGTGCATGTTAAAATGAAAGGTTCTGATTTAGATAAATTAAAAACAGCTTACATTGGTCGTGGTGGTAAAGGCAATGACAGTAACATTTTGTGCAATGGTGGTAGAACAATGATCAAAGGGCTTGTTACAGCAGAAGGAGGATATTCCGTTTCCATGACTCTCGTTAACTTTGGAGGGAAAGGCGGCGATGGAGGAGGAAACAGAGAGGGCATCAGTGGTGAGAGTTTTATTTTTTCTGGTGGGAATGGTGGAGGAAGTGGAGTCGACGGCAAGAGAGCTGGTACCGGTGGAAGTTCGTTTCTTGGCGGCGGCGGCGGTGGTGGTGGTCAATGCAAGGGTTCTATCATGGGGCAGGGTGGTGAGAGTTACAAAGGTGGTAACGGTGGTAGAGGTGGTAAAGAATGTGGTGGCGGCGGCGGCGGATATTTTGATGGGAAATCCGGAGGCGACAAAATTGGCGGCGATGGCGGTGATGGAGCAGTACTGATAAAGGTATATTTATAAGGTGAATTGAACAATGGCACGGAAAATAAGTAAAGACTGTTTATACTGTTTAAAAAAGTGGGAAGGTTTGCGCTTGCAGGCTTATCAAGATACTTCTGGCGTGTGGACCATTGGTTATGGTCATACGAAAAAAGCCGGTCAACCAACAGTTGTTGAGGGTATGGTGATTACGGAAAAAAAAGCCGAAACCATGCTTTTAGCAGATTTGCAGCAATATGAGAGAGCGGTAGAAAAAGCAGTTTGTGTGAATTTAAGCGACGAGCAGTTCGGCGCTCTTGTTTCCTTTTGTTATAATGTAGGTATTGCAGCTTTCCAAAGCTCTACATTGCTTAAAAGGCTTAATCGGGGGGATTATGAAGCAGTACCAACCGAATTACAAAAATGGACCAAAGCGGGAGGCAAACGTTTACAAGGTCTTGTACATCGGCGTGTAGCAGAGGCAGGGCTATGGGCGAAAGGGGCTTATGTTTCTTCTAATTATCAAACAGTAGAAACGAAACAACCAACAGGGTTTCTCAAAGCAGAAGCATTGGCACCGATTATTGGTTCTTTTTCAGGTCTTGGTGGGTTTTTAGCGGGCAATGGACCAATCCAATGGGCTTTAGCCGCCATTATGGTTTTAGCCGCATGTACTGGCATTTTCTTTGTTGCTAAACGCTTTCAGGAGCACCGCCTATGATCTTATGGATGAAAAGAAATCTGATGATAACAGGTGCGGCTTTAGCCGCTTTTTTTATTGCCTTAGCAAAAGCTTTTACTCTTGGGAAAAAAGCAGAGCAACAAAAGCAAACAGAAAAAGCTTTAAAAGCAGCCACAACACGGCTGGAGGTGGAAAGTGAAGTTAATCAAAAAAGTGATGCTGATGTGCGTGCTGCTCTCTCTCACTGGTTGCGCGACAAATAAATATGTTTCTTCTTGTGTTGGTTGGTTACCTATTTATTTAAGCCGACAAGATCTGAACACCATTAGCTCAAACTTAGCAAGAGAGATCTTAAAGCATAACAAGCAGGGTCAACGCTTGTGTGGGTGGAAACATGGTTAGAAAAAAATCCAAAAAACACACAGAGCTTACAGAAGCAGAAAAAGAAATGCTTCAGGAAATGATACTTACCTACCAAAGTGTGAAAATGATGTCTCGCTTGATGAAATGGATAGCGTTTTTTATTTTTTTGTTGATCCTTGATTTTGCACGCCTCATGGATGCGCTAGATAATGTCATTGCACATTTAAAGCAGTGGTTTTCAAAGAACTGAACAACTGTCATAAAAGAAAAAAATGCGTAAAATTCTTTTTACTATGAATTGAAGATCCAATTATAAACGCAGTTCAGAATGGGAACCAAGTCGTAAAAGCTCTAGTGTTTTGGCATCTGGCTTTCGATAGATCAAAACTAAATCGGGCTTTATGTGACAATCACGACAATTGCGCCACTGACCTGTTAGTGCATGATCTCTCCAATGCGCCTTTAGCGGTTCATTCTCTGCTAACGCTTGGACCACAAGCAGCAAATCCTCCTCTAGTGCATTAGCATATTTACCTTTGCTTTCACGTTTAAGATCACGACGGAATGAACGCGTATAGACAATTTCCCGCATAGCAAACTTAGGTTTGCTTTTCAGATTTACGCGCTTCGGTTCTATCTGAGCGTATCATGGTCCTTAAGCCGTCTAATGATGTACGTTCGACGCGTCCCATTTCGGCATCCTCGATAGCTTGTAATGTTTCCGGATTTGGTTGGAATAGATCAAGTGGTAATGCTCTATCTCTAGCAATGCGGGTCATAAACATGCGTACTGCATCCGATATAGTTAAACCCGTAGACTTAATAACTGCACTTGCAATTTCTTGAACTTCATCAGGTATGCGGGCTTGAATTTTTCCCATTGCTAAATCTCCTACTTAATTGTACTACAATGTACTACATTTCAAACCTATGTCAAGAGATTTATCCGTCATGCCATACAACCTTGTGTATTAAGGAGGGTAGGAAGTCAATTTTTAAAAGGAGCTAACCAAAACCTAAGAATTTCTGCTAGAATCACAGAGAGCTTCTTTTTTAATAGGATTTTTTAGATGCCAACACCATTTGGTAAAACCTTACGCAAACTTCGCATTGATCATTCAGAACGCCTTTTAGATATGGCTAAAAAATTAGATATATCTGTAGCATTTTTATCATCTGTAGAAATTGGCAAAAAGTCTGTTCCTGTAGGACTGGAGGAAAAGCTAATTGATCTCTATGCTTTAGATCAAGAGGTAGCAGAAATTTTGAGAAGAGAATCAGATGCTTGTCGTAAAAGCTTCACTATAAAGCCTTCTAATCCGTTGAGTCGTGAAATTGTTGGCATGTTTGTTAGAAATTTACATAATCTTTCACAACAGGATTTAGCAGAATTTAAAAAATTATTAGAGAAAGTTAGCAAACAAGCATGCGCTTCGTAG